TGCTCCACAAGGTCGAATTGACGTTATTCCCTAGCAGGTCTACCAGTGGGACTGTTGAGCCAGTGGCTGTGAACGGCACCAGGAAGTACCGACCATTAACCTGCGTCATTCCATTGACGCCAGAGACATAAAGCCATTGGCCAGCAGCATAGGTGTTAGTAACACTGATAACGCCGGGATTGGCCTTGGTAATGCCAGTAATAGCAACGCCGGGCTCGAGGACTGGCGCGCCGTTCCTGTGGAAGCGGATATAGCCATTCCCAAACTCGAGACAGAACCCAAGGGACTTAGATGCTTGGAATGGAATCAGCCGTATCGGGTTCGTTGAGGATGGATTGTTATTGTTTAGGCACTGAAGAACGTATCGTGTCCCTGGCCTTGTGCTTGCACCACCTCGATAGTCAACGAAGAAGTTTCGGAGCGTCGCTGCGCCCGAGTGGTACTTCTGCATATCCACTCGAGCGTAAAGATTAGGAGCCCATTCCCCCGAGTTAAATGACGGCTGCGAGATAATCGTTGACATTGAGACTTATATCCATACACATGACGGGGGCAAAGGTATGGTTAATTGACTAGTATACTGGCCAGTAGCTTCCCCAATCGAAGTTAGCCCACGGACCCTGATAGTACTCTGTCCACCCGATACCTCTAATTCGGATGAAGTCTGGAGTCACATCATTAATAGTCAGACCTTCGTTCCCGTCTACCTTTCTCGCTTCAGCTATCTTCGCGTTTGCCAGCTGTATAGCTTGGTTCGCCCCTTGCTTATCCCCGGTCAGTGCCATGCAAATCCCGGAGCCCACTACTGCCGCCCACGCCTCGAAGAAGTCAGGGTCCATCACATTCGGATCATTGATCTGCTTCACATAAGCGCAGGAGGCGTACTCTTGATTACATTGAATCACGCGACCGGAGTACTGTGGACCAACACCCGAAGCTGCGAGGACCGCACCAGTGCCAAATCCGTTCGTGTATACCTGCGACATGTTATAGGTGCTGGGACCGAAAAGCATAGCGTTCCGGTTAAGGTTTGGCAGATCGTAAAGTGTTGGAGTCGTCACCACTGTTAAGATGACCCCGCCACCTCCGATCGAGGCTACCTGTGCAAATAGCAGTCCGTTAGGAACAGTGCCAGCAGGAGGAGGTCCACCACAGTAGAGAATATCACCCACAGCATAACCAGTCCCCCCATTAACTACTGTAATACCAGTTGCTTCCCGAAGATACTGCTCAACCGCAATCTTAAACTTAATTGGCTGGCCCTGCCAGAACGCAGGGGCTCCTCCGGTTACAGCCGTAGTGATTGGAACGCCATCAGCGAATCCCGTTAAGTTCGCTGGGATCAGATAGCACATCCTGAGACAATCGTCAGGGTACATATACTCATAGGCCCACGGCGCTGGGGGCTGTCCCGGCCGCCATAGGTTTGTGCTCGGAGATGTATTTTCCGGTGTCCCTGGGATTGACGTGAGATATATGAGGTTAGAGTAAACCAGTCCGCAGTTCCACGGTGCCATCCGTAGGAGCGTATCCCGATGGCGTGTCAGGATCAGGTTTGCCTGAATAGCCTCGTTGGAAGTCTGACTAGTCAGTTCGTTTTGCGTAACAGTGGTACGAGTGCCGATGATCTGCAACGCCCTGTTCACTACATCCACGTTTGTAGTCATCGGCCACTCCTAGCACCGTTGCGATCCTGAAGGATGCTTAATTCCGCCCAGCCCCGGCTTTCCACCCTGCTTCCCGTAGCTCTTCGGCTGGCCATGAGTTGTGACCTCACCGCCAAGCCCAGGGCCGTGATTGCCGAGACTTGTTGGCCCCTTTGGCATCTGGTACTTATTTACATCACGCTCTTTCGGCTTACCGCCGTCTCGAGTTACACCCATTAGTACCTCCCTTGTGTACCCTTACAGCCGTAGTTGGTCCCGTGATTGCCAGGACTGCCAGTCGACGAGCCAAGCGTCGGCTTCTGGTGATTACCCTGATAGTCACCACCAAGGCCGATTGCGTCTCTGATCAGACCTGTGGGACCTACAGGCTGGCAGTATTCTAAGTCCTTCTTTACTGGTTTCCCGCCGTCCCTCGTCGAATCTGCCATACTCCTGTCCTCCTAGGTTTGAGTCCTGGTTGGAATGGTGGTGTGCCTATCGGATCAGGCGCATTTGGCCCTCCCGGTCGTGGACTAGCTACGTAGACCCACCCGTATTCTCGTGTCAGAGCCCACTGGCCCCTCAATAGAGGTGGCGTCTCGATCGGAGGGTCAGTGGGTTTGTCTGACATATTAACTACTTTTTTGAAGGGGTCGGTACTAGCGCTTCATCTGGCACTAGCACTACGATCCAGCCAGTGGTTGGTGTCCAAGCCACCTTGAGATCCCAACCAGCAATCGGTCCACCTGGCTTACCAGGGTCAATCGGTGGCGGCGGAATCGGCAGCGGATGGCCAGCAACTGGTGGATAGCCGGGGATACCTGGAAAGTCGATACCCGGAGGCCCCCAAATCGGGAAGATCGGAATGGGAGGCTTTCCACCCCCTGGAGGTATAACCGGAGGTGTATCGGGAATAATAGGTCCGCCGCCAACGCTCAGTCCTTGGATAAAAGCGTTGCCAACCATTGTTCCCTTAATCGGCTGATCGTCAGCTGACTTTCCACTTGGGTAGAATACACCATCAATTACAACGGGCACTGTCGCCATTTATCTTCTCCTTTGTTTCACCTTGATCTTAGCTCTCTTTACCACCCGCCTCTCACTTTTACCTCGAGTGAGCCCCCGCCGTCGGAGGAGGGGTTGCAGTGGCTCTCCTAGCTTTCTCTTCTTCAGCAACTTTTTTCTTCGCCTCTTCCTCGGCCGCCTTCTTATCTTCCTCCCGCAGTTTCTCTACCTCTTTCGCGGACTCCTTCTCGATCTTCGCAAGTTCCCGAGCATGAACCTCGTGGATGTTGGCAAGGCCGGTCGTGTTGGCCGTCTTAGCTACAAGTTCAAGGAGATACCAGAGTTCCTTTGCGTCGTCCTTAACCATCAGTGCCTCCCCTGACTTCCGCAGTGGTGCCTCGTTACAGTCGGCTGCGGGGCCTTGATCCCCTCGCGACCCTGATACAGTGTTTCATGGCGAACGTAGAATGGACCCTCGCCGGTAGCGTGATTCCCCTGCATACAACCCATATCTGCGACGTGAGTCACACTCACGCCATGAGAGACTGGCTGCTGCTTAGGAGCCGCTACGTCCCTCGTTGCTCTTCCCTGCTTCATTATCACTCTCCTTTCGCTTAGGCAAGAACCGTGTGTGGTCCCAGCGGTTCTCTGGGTCACTGGCCATATTTCGACGAACCTTCTCGAACGCACCACCGTCAGTGTGCATCTCGTACAAGATCTGTCGATACCGATCGTCACAGCGTTCTGCCTCTCGCTTGACATGCTGAGGCGGTTCCTGCCCGATCTCTTGATACATATTCAGAACATCGTGAACGTCGTGCATATACATGATGAAGCGCCGCATCTTCTCAGGGATTTCGCTTTCAGCGTCTACCATGTAATTCACAACCTTACTCATCATCTCGCGGATTATCTTTATCTCGCGAGCGATCCGCTCGAGATAAACTGCTGGATTATGCAGTTCATCCTGCGGTGGTGATTCGGTCTCCGCCACCTTTCTTCTTCCTTCTCAAAATGCCAGTCTTGGCATCTGCTTGGTTAAACTCACGGGCAACCCCACGAGGGATTCCCATCTTCTTAGCGAACTTCGGATTGTGAGCCGCAGCCGCCATCGTTCGTGCTTGCTTCGGACTAGTACTTGGCATCAGAGCCTCCCAACATGCACAGTCCCGATAAGGCCCAGCAGGATATAGATCACAAGGAGACACGCGATCAGCACGATCAGCACATGAGCGACCTTGTTGAATGGCTCCGGTAGCGGGACCTGTGACAGTGCCCAATTCAGCAGCCAAAAGATGATACCTACGATAATGATGTAGACAATCGCCAACACGAGTGATTCAAGCATGTTTCTCTCCCATCATAGCTTCGAGCGCTGTTATGCGTTTCAGCGCTTGTTGAAGCGCGCTTACTAACACTGGCACAAACCTTGAATAGTCGATTCCGTACACATCATCGGCCTGACTATAATTAACAGCTTCCGGGTAAACCTCCATAGCCTCCTGCGCGAACATACCGTGAGCCCGATCGCCGGTGGTCCGCCACTTGAAGTTATAAGGCTTTAATTTCTCCAAAATAGCTATGCCATCGAACTCCCGCTGGTCCGTTTTCCACCGAGCGTCAGACGCCGAATTGTAAGTAATACCTGGTGTATTATTCTGCGAGATCCACCCGCAAAGGGTCGCGCCAGATTTGTAAAATACCGCTACGTTACCCCCATAGGAGCTGTCGTTGCTGCTCATAGTCGCTATGCAGTTCTGCAAGCTAGCGTCCCACGCTATCCTGACGACGCCGGTTGACGGAAGTGTTGTTGAACCAAACGAGGAGACGCCGGTGGCAGTAAGTGTGCTGTTCGTGCTGAGGGCAAGGTTGACGGTAAGAGCACCAGCGAGATAATTGCTGAAGGTAGTTGATTGATAGATACCCCATTTGTTTGCGCAGGTACTTGTGGAAGAAAGGTATAGTTCGTAAGAGGTCGTACCAGTGAAGCTGCCAGCAGTAAAAGCTGCCGATACATACGTTCCAAATAGCGTATCATTATTCGCACTGGCATTTATAACGGGAGTGTTAGCAATGCCCCAACCCACAGCGCTCGATGCGTTAACAGTGTTATTTATTTGAAGGCCGAGACGACCTGTCGCCATGCCAGTTATCGACAAGTTAGCGCCAACACTCAACTGCCCGCCAACACCAGCGCCGCCGGTGACGACCAGCGCTCCGGTCGTGGGCGTGGTGGAGGCGGTGCTTGGTGTGACACTTACCTGAGGGGTAACGACCGTGAGTGGGAAGGTGGCAGCGGAGTCGCACGATACATAAAACTTGCGACTATCATCTCCGAGGAGACGGACGCGCTCTGAGTGTGTTATATTTCCAAGGAATAGATAGCCGGGGTTGGTAGTTGAGCCATTGGAATAGAGCGCACCAACGCCATAACTGTAGTTACCGTTACCGGCGATCACCTCGCTACTGGCAATTACATTGCCTCCAGTAGCGATGTAGCTGGCACTATATAAATACCCTCCCACATTGAGGTCGCCCCAAACGGAGGTGGTATATGCTTGGATATGGGCCGTACCAAGAGCGTTCGATTGGTAGCCTGCGATATACAAATCGGCAGAAGCGGTCCAAGCTGCGTTTCCGCTTTCGATAAAGTTAGCGCCGCCAGAGGTAATCAGGCGCAGGCTCGATGTTGAGTTGGCGACGGAAATTTGACCACCTTGGGCGAAGATGTTGCCCCCAACATTCACATCCCCACCAACGCCTAGGTTGCCGGTCATCGTATCGCCGGTGAGCTGGACTACACGGGTCCATGCTGCATTCTTCCGACCGTAGGCCGTGCCATCGCTTGGTGCCTCGTTAACGAAGCCACCACCAG